CCAGACGCTCATCAATGCAACCCTGCGCGAGGCGATGCGCGGCGAACAGATTGAAGAGACGTTGCGACGGGTGATCCGCGAGGAACTGCATCCGGCGTGAGGGTCTGGCAGGAGGTGAAACGCTATGCCAAAACTTAAGCCTGGAACGATCGTTCCCACGCCGGAAGAGGATGCCGCCATCACGGCGGCGGCGATATCTGCCGACTCCATATCCCCTTCGCGTTCGAGCGCGAACAGGATGCGCCGCATGGATGGGGTGAGCTTCAAGCCGTGATCCTCCCGTCGAACAGCCGGCGCAGCGCGTCGACGCCGCCCTCGGTCAGCGCGTTCTTGTCGGATGCGGCGTGGATTTCCTCGCTGGTGAAGCCCTCCGGCGCGGCGCAGTTGAAGAACTCCGCGCCGCTGGCCTTGACGCGGTAGCGCACCCAGTTGTCCACGGTGTCGCCGTCGATCATCTCGGCCCAGGCGTCGAGCATGGCGGGGATGAAGCGGTGTACGTTGCAGGAGCGGCGCTGCATGGCGGCGTCCAGCGTGATGCCGTGGCGTTCGCAGCGCCAGGTGCCGTTGTCGAGAGGGGTGACGTGGGCGCAACTGCGACAGCTTGGCAGCGGTGCCTCGGTGCCGTGGCACTGGCCGGCGTGGTGGCACATCTTGCACTGGTGCCAGTCGGGCTTGTCCGAGATGCGCGGCGGCGGCTCGGCGGCGTAGACGATTCCTGCCGCGCGCTCGACGATCTTCTTGCCGGCATCAGGGTCGGCGTGCACGCGTTCGTGGTAGAGCTGGTCGTCGTCCTTGCACACGGCGATGTAGTTGGCGCGGGTCATGCCGGTGAGCGCCATGTAGGTCTGCATCTGCGCCCAGTGCTGGTATTTGGCCTTTTCGACGCCTTTCTCGGCCACTTCCCTGAAGCTCTTGGCGTTGTGGGTCTTGAATTCGAGCACTTCCCAGTTGTGGACCGATCCGCCGGGCAGCTTGCGGGCAATGCCGTCCATGCTGCCGCCGAAGTGGCCGCCGCAGGCCGACACGCGCCACTGGTCGCCGTTGGGCTGGCACTCGCTGACCTCGGCGCCGATGCCGCGCAGCTCGGCCACGATGACGGCCTCTTCGCGCTGGCCCCGGTCGAACAGGCGCAGCATGCGCCCGCTCCACACCTGTGGCGCGGCCCAGCGGAAGGTGAGCCATAGGTGGCGCGCGCACGGGTGGCCGATGAGGCTGGCCCCGAGGTGCGGGCGCATCCCTTCGTCGGCCTGCTTCTCCCGCCAGCGGAAGATTTCAGCGACGATGGTGTGCTGCGGTTGAGGCACGGCGGCCATTACCAGTCTCCTCGCTCGGCAATACGTTCAAGGATTTCGTTTTGCTTGTCGGACAAGAACATCTCAGGGCCATACTCGTCGTATTTGTCGCGTATGTCTGAAACAAACCCCTGCTCAAACCCTGCACGAGCATTGCTTTCCGCTTCGTCAAGCAAATCCTCGAACTCAACGCGTGTGTAGTGGTCGGAAACGCGATCCATGATTCAGCCAGCCTTGTTCTGTGCCCAGGGCGCGGCGGGACGGGCAGGCTGCGCCGGCGCGGCCATGGCAGGCGCGGAAGATACGAAGCCGGGATTGACACCCGGAATGGAAGCCTGCTGCGTGTTGACCGCTGCGGGGACTTGTCCGGCCAGCGCGCGGTAGTCCTTGACCTCGTTCTGGTCGCCGAACTTGCCGGTTTCGTCGCGCCGCACGGAGAGCTTGATCTGGCACTGGATGGCGTCATCAAGCCGGTTGGAGACCCGTACTGGAAGACGCATTCGCCGCCGTTGGGCCATCGCTGCCGGTGCGTCCTGCGGAGTCTGGACGCCGACGAAGCGCGCGAAAAGGGCGGCGTGACGCAAAACCCGCCTGCCGAAGGCGTGGCCGATGCGGGGTGGGGCGCGAAGCCGACGGATGGGTTTGCTGGGGTGCAGCAGGCGATTGAAGCACGGTTGTCGAAGTGCGCGGCGACGTTCGCCGCCGGTGCGAATATGGCGGCTTTGGCAGACCCGGTGTGGTGCAGAGATGGCGCGGCGCGGCAGACGTTGCTGATGCAACAGGCATGGACGAAACGCAAAGGCGCGATGCCTGAGCCGAGGCCGCTAAATCTCCCGCAGGCGACATTTAATGATCATGACAGCGGCATGGACGTGTTCATGGGCCGTCTCGGAAATGATCGCATCGTGCTCCCGTCAAGAGACGTTGTGCACCCTGGAGACGGCCTGTTCCTAGACCTGAACGGTAATTCCAAAATGGGCAAGCGCAATCGCGGCCCGTGGCTGCTGTACCTGGCAGAGCTCATCCTGCGTCCGCAGGAAATATGGTGGCTCGACATGGCAATGAGCCATGAGCTTTACCTGATGGGACGGTTTCAGCGCGGGGGGCGGCGCATAGACACGATTGCCGTGTTCAAGCGCAACGGGAAAGACGGAGAGTGGATCGATGGAAAGACGGCATACGTCTTTGACACCAAGGACGGGTTTGACGACAAGCGCGCATGGCTGCTGAAAAACGCTTGTGCAAAATGGATTGAGGTGTGACCGGGTTAAGGCGTTCCCCCGGCCCCAAGCTTGACGCTCGAATGTGCCTCGCCCACATGTCATCATGCCTGTTACACGAACAATATAGCATAACCAATGCACAGCGGTGGAAACGGTGTCTGACCCCGTCCCACCAAGACATGGGATGGGTGGTCGGCTTTCAATGCCCGACCTGAGAACTGGGACAGCTACGTGACGGATGGGATTCCGATCTGGCGCAGGGAATGAGAAAACCAGGCACGCATGCACGTCCGGGTTTGTGGCTGATTCTGTTAGGTGTGCAGGCACGTCGCCACCAGCAAACGCATTGACTATACAGCGCGCTCATACCGGCGGCAAGCCGGTCTGGCGAACCAGAAGTTTCCGCAAAGTTCGCTATTCCGCCCCTTGAAGGTTCGCCATTCCGCCCGCCTGGCAGGTGGCTTGAGTTTTGCCATGCCCAGACTGAACGCGTTCATGTCTACATGCCCGGCAAGCGTGCTTATAAGGCATGCATGAAACCTGAAACCTTCGCCGTCACTTTCGCCGTCAAGCCTGCAGAGCCTGCCGCCGATTCCGGTGCGGTGCGCTTCTCTGGCGTGGCGTATTCGGGCGACCTGATTCCGTCCTACGGCTGGCATGGCGATGTCGCAATCGATCTCGCCACCCTGCAAAACGCGCAGGGCGACAGCCTGCCAGTGCTGATCGACCATGATCAGCGCATCGATTCAATTGCAGGCAAGGGCCGTCTGTTCCGCGTTGAGCAGAACGGCATGGCATCGCTTGCCATCGAGGGCGAGCTGACCGCCGCCACCGAAGCCGGTGAGAAGATCGCCGCGCTGATGGGCGAGGGCTATCCGGTGCAGTTGTCGGTCGGCATGAGCGCCAACCTGCGCGAAACCCGCGAGCCGGTGCTGGTCAACGGGCGCACGCTCAAGGTGTCAGCCGTGTTTGAAAACCCACTGATTCGAGAGGTGTCCTTCGTCGCCGTGGCGGCGGACGCCAATACATCCGCCACGGTGTTTTCGCTCGCACGCATCGAGCCAACAAAGGAGACATCCATGCAACGCACACCGGAAGACCAGGCTGAAATCGACCGCCTCAACGCCGAAGTGGCCGAACTCAAGGCCAGCATCGAAACCGCACGCGCCGAGCGCCGCCGCGCCGATCTGTCGGCACTGTTCGCAGCCGTGGGCCGCGACGCGCCGGAAGATGCCGCACCGTACCTGGACATGACCGACGCGGCATTTTCCGCATTCGCCGCCGACCTCAAGGCCGTGGCTTCCTCGGTGCCGCCGCGCGATGCGGCGCTATTCCGTGCCGACAGTCTCAGCCACAGCGGCAAGCCGGGGCCTGAAGACGGCCTGGCTGCCGAAGTCAAGCGCCTGTGCGCGCGTACTCAAGTCACTCTGTAAGGAGCTACAGCCATGCCTACCATGAATTCCACCGAAGGCCAGTTCATCAAGTACGAGGCCCCGCAGAGCTACAGCCGCGAAAACATCACCGTGCTGTCCGGTCAGGTGCTGGTCACCGGGCAGGTCGTCGGCATCGTCACTGCCAGCGGCAAGGTCGCGACCTTCGCGCCTGGCGCGTCGGACGGCACCCAGACCGCTGCCGGGGTGATGGCGATGGACGTGGACGCCACGGGCGCGGACAGGCCCGGCGTGATGATCGCCCGCCACGCCGAAGTTGTCGCACGCGACAGCCTGATTTTTTCCGGCACCCCGACGACTCCGCAGAAAGACGCCGCCGTGGCATCCCTGAAAGCGCTCGGCATCCTTGCCCGCGCCACCGTCTAATCCAGGAGACAGAACATGTTGCTCAACGATTTCACTCACCAGAGCCTGACCGCAGCCATCAACCAGTTCCCCGTTCAGTGGGGGCGCGTCGGTCAGATGGGCCTGTTCCCGGATCGCGGTGTCGCCAATCGCTCGGTCGTCATCGAAGAACAGTCCGGCGCGCTCGCCGTGCTGCCGTCTCACGAATGGGGCGCGGATGGCTCGGTCGGCAGCAAGGTCAGCCGCCGCACCGTGTCGTTTGGCATCAAGCAGACCGTGCACGATGACATTGTGCTGCCGGGCGACGTGCAGGACGTGCGCGGCTTCGGCATTGAAGGCATGAACACCGTCGCCGCCGAAGTCGCTCGCCGCTTGCAGCGCATGCGCGCCAAGCACGACATCACGCTGGAATGGAAACGCATGGGTGCGTTGAAGGGCACGGTCCTGAACGCCGACAACTCTGCCATGGTCAATCTGTTCACTAGCTTCGGCATCTCTCAGGTGAGCGTCGACTTCCTGCTCGGCACCGCCGGCACCGACATCCTCGCCAAGTGCGCGGCGGTGCAAAACCAGATCGAGGACAACCTGAAGGGCGACACCATGACCGGCGTCACCGCGCTGGTGTCCCCGGAGTTTTACCAGAAGCTGATCCAGCACACCAAGGTCACCGACGCCTACAAGTACCACAGCGAGGCAGCCACCCGCATGGGCACCGACATGCGCGGCGGCTTCGTGTTCGGCGGCATCAACTTCGTGGAATACCGCGCCAGCGTGTCGGGCACCCGGCTCATCGCGGCCAACGAAGGCCACGCCTTCCCGGTCGGCACGATGGACAGCTTCGCCACCTACTACGCCCCGGCGGACTTCAACGAGACCGTCAACACCATTGGCTTGCCGTTCTACGTCAAGACCTGGGAACGCGACGGCGGGCGCGGCACGGTGCTGCATACCCAGTGCAACAGTTTGCCGCTGTGCCACCAGCCAGCTGTCCTGGTCAAACTCACCACCAGCAACTGACCGGCATGACCCGCGCGCGCATCCTCATCGGGTTTCAGTACGGCACGCAATGGCTTTCGGCGGGCGTCGAGGTCAGCGCGCCGGACGAAAGCACGGCGGGCTGGTTCGAGGCCGGGCTGGCTGAGCGGGTTGCGCAAGTGGACGCGCCCGTGGATGCACCGGCAGTGTCGGTGCGCCGCAAGAAGGACGGAGCATGATCCTCCCCGCCGCCGATTTCGAGCTTCGCCTGGGCGCTGCCGACATGGAGCAGCTCACCGACCTGGATCGCTTCGGCACGATGAACGCGGCCCGCCGCGATGCCGCGTTGGCGGATGCCGAGGCCGAGGTCATGGGCTATGTGCGCATGGCAACGCCTGCACTGCTGCCCGATCCTGCTCCGGAGAATCTCAAGCGCCTGGTTTTCATTGCTGCCCGGTACAACCTGTGGCGGCGCGAGGTGACGGAAGATCATCCGGTATACGTAGCCTATCGCGACGCCGTCAAGGAACTGCGCGCCATCGCGGCGGGCCAGATCAGCCTGCCGCTTCCGGTCACGCAAGCCAATGCCGGGAGCTTCGGCCCGGCTGCCATCGGCATGCCGGAGCGGGCGTTCACCGATGCCGCGCTGGCGGGGATGCTGCCGTGATCGCTGTGATTGTCGATGACCGCGAGATCGTTGGTGCCTTGCAGACGCTGGCTGACCGGTCCGCCAACCTGCGCCCCGCGCTGGCGTCCATCGGCGGCGTGTTGCGCGAAGCCGTGCTCGCCAGCTTCAAGGCGCAGGCCAGCCCCTACGGTGCGCCGTGGGAGAAGCTCAAGAACTCGACCCTGCGCGCCCGTGCCAGCCGCGCGGCTGGCGGAAAAACGCGCCGCAAGGACGGCAAACCGACCGCAAAATTCGCCCGTGCCATGGCCGGCAAGGTCGCGATCCTCCAGGATCGCGGCACACTGCGCGCCAGCATCGAAGTGCTGAACGTGTCCGATTCGTCCGTCACCGTCGGCACTGTCGTCCCCTACGCCGCCGTCCACCAGTTCGGCGGCGGGCGCAACAGGATTCCCGCGCGTCCGTTCATGCCCATCCGCGACGGGCACGCCGACCTTCCGCCAGCCTTGCATGACAAGGTGATGGGCATCCTGCAAGCCCATCTGGACAAGGCTCTGGCATGAACGACTGGCTCGCCATTGGCCCCGCCATCGTCGAACGCCTGCGCGAACGCGCAAAATCGTTCGCCGACGTGCGTACCGCTGTCAGTATCGAGGCCGCCGTCGAGCAGACGCCGCGCTACCCGGCGGCGTGGGTGATCTGGCGCGGCGATACGGTAATCGAATCGCCCGCCGCGCTGGCGCTCCAGCAGGCCGATCAGCAATGGCTGGTGCTGGTGGCCGTGCGCGATCTGCGCGACCAGGCCACCGGCGCGGGGGTGGTCGAATCCGCCGGCCCGCTGCTGGGAGAAGTAATCAGTGCGCTGACGGGTTTTGTCCCGCCGTCCCCATCCATGCGGTTAATGCGAGCCTCCGTGCAAGACGCGCCTGGAGCGATGAACGGGGTGGGTTTTTTCCCGCTGGCGTTCGTCAGCCGCCGCTCGGTCTTCATTGATTTGCAGGCATGACACGCTTTACTCACACAACAGGAGACCAATATGGCTACCTTTGATCGTCAGAACTACTACTATTCCGGCCAGGGTGTCGTCATGATCGGCGAGCGCGACGCCAACGGCGCGCCCAAGGGCCTCAAGGCCGTCGGAAACGTCACCGACCTCAAGATCGCCATCGAAAACACCGTGCTGGAGCACAAGGAAGCGCAGTCCGGGCAGCGCGCGGTCGATTTCCGGCTGACGACGGAAACCAAGGCCAGCGTGTCGATGACCTTCGAGAACTTCGTGCGTGACATCCTCGCGCTCGCGCTGCGCGGCGACTACACCGACGTGGCGGCCGGCACCGTGACCGGCGGTGCGTTCAAGTGGCACCCCGGCATCATTCCGCTACCGAAAATCAAGGTGAGCGCGGTGGCCGTAAAACGCGGCGCGACTGCGCTGACCGCCTACGTCGACGCGGTGACCCCATACGACTACAAGCTCAACGCCGAGGCGGGCAGCATCCAGTTCAATGACGGCGCCACGCTGGCGGTTGACAAGATCACCGCCGGCGGCACGGTGCCGACCGCGATTACCGTCGGCACGCTCACCCGCGTCACCGTGGCCAACACCGCGGCGGTCGGCGACTACGCGATCATCACCGGCCTGGCTGGCGCCGACGCCGCCATGATCAACGGAAAGGCGCTCAAGGTCGCCGCGGCGACCAGCACCTACGTCGACCTGGCGCTCGACACAACCGGCAAGACCATCACCATCGGCACCCCGCTGTCGGTCTTCTCCGGCCAAGCGCTGGCGGTGGATTACACCTACGCCGCGCAGGGCGAGGTCAACGCGCTCACCCAGGGTACTCAGGAGCGTTACCTCCGCTTCGAGGGTCTGAACACGCTGGACGGCAACAATCCTGTGGTGGTCGAGGTGTTCAAGTTCACCGTGGATCCGACCAAGGAACAGGCGCTCATCTCCGGCGAGGAGGCCGCCGGCTTCGTGCTCGAAGGCTCGGTGCTCGCCGATCCGCTGCAAACCAGCGGCAGCAAGTTCTTCCGCCAGCGCCTGCTGCGTTGATCACAAGGAGATTTAAATGGCAGCATTATCCGACTATCTCGAAAACAAACTCATCGACCACCTGCTGCGCGCCACCTCGTACACGGCCCCGGCGACCACCTACGTTGGTCTGCTGACCGCCGCGCCGTCCGACTCGGGCGGCGGCACGGAGGTTTCGGGCGGCTCCTACGCCCGCGCCTCCGTCGCCAGCGGCACCAGCGCATGGACTGCGACGCAGGGCGGCACGTCCGGTGCGTCGTCCGGCACCGGCGGCACCACGGGCAACGCGGCGACGATCAATTTCGCCACGCCGACCGCAGGATGGGGCACGGTCACGCATTTCGGCGTGTACGACGCCTCTACCGGTGGCAACCTGCTGTTCTATGGTGCGCTCACCGCGTCGAAGGTGATCAACAGCGGCGACAGCGTCTCGTTCGCCGCGGGCGCGCTCACCCTCCAGATCGACAACTAAGCCATGCTCGCCAACGGCGTCAAGGAAACGACGGCGACGACAGGCACCGGCACGGTCACGCTGTCGGCGGTCACTGGGTTCGCCCGGTTCGCCAACGCGTTCGCCGTGGGCGACCTGGTCAGCTACTCGATCCGCGACGGCAACGATTGGGAGTGGGGACTGGGCTCGGTCGGCGCGTCGAACACGCTGACGCGGGATGTGGTGACGGCGAAGTTCGCCAGCGGCACCTACGAAAACATGCCCGCGACCAAGCTCAGCCTGTCCGGCAGCGCGGAGGTCTACTGCGCGCAGCACACCGGCACCTACGGCGCGCGCGTGGGGCGCAGCACGTTTTCGGGAAACCCGACGCGGCTGGTGCGCACGGTGGCGGGCGCGACGTCGTCATCCACGCTGACGGCTGGCGCGGCGTACTACGTGCCCTTCACCGTGGATCGGGTGTTCAAGGTTTCCGCGCTCGGCTGCCGCGTGCAGACTGGCGCTGCGGGCGCGTCCATCGACATCGGCATCTACAACAGCGGCATGGTCGGCGGCAAAGAGCGCCCGACGACGCGCATCTGTCAGGTGACGGGGCTGGATGGCACCACCAGCGGCGAGAAGTCCGCGTCGGTCAGCGCCGTGCTGGTGCCCGGTCAACTGTACTGGTCCGCGCTGCTGGCGCTGGGCGGTGCGCCGGGTGTGCAGGGGTATTCCGCAGCACAGTTGCTGCTGGCAGCGGAGTACATCAACACCATCACCACGGCGAACGCCGGGCTGTCGAAAAGCGGCCTGTCCGCGCTCGCGTCCGACGCTTCGGCTGAAAACCCGGTGACGGGCACGATCGCGCCCGCCGTGGCGTGCTGGGAGGCGTAAATGGCGATCAACTACACCGAAAAAGGCCACGGCCTGCACGACAAGCTCGCCAGCCTCGGCATCACGCTCACCCAGCGGGACGGCGTGTGGGAATCCAACAGCGGCTTCGCGCAGGCGGTCATCGACGCCTATACGCTGGAAGAAACGCAGGACGACGTGTGCGACGCCATCGAGGCGTTTGCCGCCGCACTGCGCAATAAGCACGTTGCGAACATCAGCCCGGCGGAAATGTCGTCGTGGCCGATCAAACTGGCGGAAGCCGCCGCATTCGCCGCGTCCGGCAACCCGTCCGATGCGCCGCTGCTGTCCATCGAAGCGACGGCGCGCGGCTGCACGCTGGCGGAGCTGGTCGGCAAGGTGGGCGGCAACGCCACCGGTCTTGCCGCGCTGGAAGCCGCCATCGCGGGCACCTCCGGCAAACACCGCGATGCCGTGCGCGCGCTCGCCACGTTCGCCGACGTGCTCGCCTACGACTGGCACACGGGATGGCCTGAGTGAGCTACGGCACCGCGCCCCTCGGCACCCGGCCCCACGGTGCGGCAGACGCCGCTGCGGGGCCGGTTTCGCACAGCCTCGCGGGCGACGCGCAGGCGGTCGCCACCGCATCCGGGCTGCTCTACGGCACGGCGGTGCTTGCGGGCGCGGCCACCGCGCAGGCCACCGCCAGCGGCAGCGTCACGCGCGGCGTTCCTCTCGCGTCGTCGC